TACGAAATGGATGGTAAAAAACTTTACGCAAAAGAAATACTGAAAAATCCAGAAAAGTATTTTACTCCAGAAGTAATGCAAGCACTTGACGAAATCGCAAGAAAAGAGTTTAGTTATGGATGATGAAAAACATTCGAGTTATAAAAACTGGAATTGATGTATCTAAAATATTAGAACAAATAAAGAAGCACCCAGAAGATTGGGGTTCACAGAAAAATATCAAAGATAAAAAAATAGAACAACTTGACCCAACAAAATATACTGTTACGGTTGATGTTCTTCAATTGATAATGGGTGGAATAGAAAAGGAAGGACAGTATGTTGGTGATACTGAAATTTGTATTCAAACACCCGCATATAAAAAGCACACAGAAGTTCTTAAATTCTTAAAGACATATTTTAAGAAAATACGTCGTTGTGCTTTTCTTTCTTTGCCTGTTGGTGAAATAGTAGGTTCTCATATTGATGAGGGAACTTATTATCTCACAAAAGATAGATATCACCTTTCCATTCAGGGAAAATACAGGTATAGTGTAGGGGATGAAACTATGATTGTTGAACCAGGAACGTTCTTTTGGTTCAACAATAAACTTCCCCATAGTGCTGAAAATATTGGTGATGAGGTTAGAATTACTTTTGTATTTGATGCTCCACACCACAAAAGAAATCCATAGTTAGAGGAATAATGGAAAAAGTTGAAACTACTATTTTGAGAAATTTACTTTTCAATAATGATTATTGTAGAAAAGTATTACCTTTTATTAAAAATGAATATTTTGAAAACCTTCACGAGAAAGTAGTTTTTGAGGAGATTTGTAAATTTATTGTTGCTTACGAGCAACTCGCATCAAAAGAAGTTCTTTTAATTGAAACAGAAAAAAGAACTGATATTACAGAAGATACCTATAAAATTATTTGTGATTATATTTCCAATCTTAATGATGACCCAGCAGATAAACAATGGTTGATAGATACTACTGAAAAGTGGTGTAAAGACCGAGCAATTTATCTTGCTCTTATGGAAAGTATCAAAATTGCTGATGGGCAAGACGAAAAGAAGTCTAGAGATTCCATTCCAACAATTTTACAAGAAGCACTTGCTATTGGATTTGATAGCCACATTGGACACGATTACCTAAAAGATTACCAAGAACGATATGACTCTTATCACAGAAAAGAAGACAAAATTGCATTTGATTTGGAATATTTTAATAAGATTACCAAAGGGGGTATTCCTAACAAAACTCTTAATATTGCCTTAGCTGGAACTGGAGTTGGGAAAAGTTTGTTTATGTGTCATTTTGCGGCATCAGTTCTTCTTCAAGGACGGAACGTATTGTATATTACGCTTGAAATGGCAGAAGAGAAAATTGCTGAACGAATTGACGCAAACCTTTTGAATGTAAATATTAAAGATATCGAAACATTACCAAAAATGATGTTTGATACGAAAGTAAATAATATTGCGAAGAAGACACAAGGAACTTTGATTATCAAAGAGTATCCAACTGCTTCTGCACACGCAGGACACTTTAGGGCACTTCTAAATGAACTCTCTCTTAAGAAATCATTTAAACCTGATATTATTTTTATTGACTACCTTAATATTTGTGGGTCCTCAAGGTATAAGAGTAATTTTTCAGTCAATTCTTACTCTTATGTTAAAGCAATTGCGGAAGAACTCCGTGGTCTCGCAGTTGAAGCAAATGTTCCAATTGTTTCCGCTACCCAAACTACTCGTAGTGGTTTTTCTAGCTCTGATCCTGACCTTACTGATACTAGTGAATCCTTTGGTCTTCCTGCTACTGCTGATCTTATGTTTGCCCTTATTAGCACGGAAGAGTTGGAAGGGTTGGGACAGATTATGGTGAAACAATTGAAGAATAGATATAATGACCCAACAATGAATAAAAGATTTGTAGTTGGGATTGATAGAGCAAAAATGCGTCTTTATGATGTAGAACAAAGTGCTCAAAAAGATATACTTGACTCTGGACAAGAGGAAGAGTATACTTATGAAGAAGACAAAAAAACAGACAAATTCTCAGGATTTAAATTTTAACTAATATGACTCAACGAATTGATTTTGGTAAATATCAAAACTTTGTAGATGCTGTTACGAGTGACGCATCCAAAGATTTTCTTGCTCTTTCTGACCGTATGGTAGAACTTGATGAGAAAGGTGCTAATATTGAAAGACTTTTGACTGCTGGTGTCGGCATTAATGCCGAAGGTGGTGAGTTTTTGGAAATCGTGAAGAAAATGCTATTTCAGGGTAAACCTTGGAATGATGAGACTCGCACTCACTTGATCAAGGAACTTGGAGATACTCTGTGGTATGTTGCCCAGGCATGTATTGCCCTTGAAGTTTCTTTTGATGAAGTTATTCAAACAAATATTGATAAACTAATGAAGCGTTATCCCGAAGGATTTTTTGACGCATACTATAGTGAAAATCGTGAGGTAGGAGACATTTGATGACTGAAACATCTTGGCCTTATAATCATAGACATTCTTCAGAACTATGGGATATTTCTGCTGAAATTCTTACAGAACTTTCCAGAAGAGATGATGTCGTTTATAGAGTAAAAGCAACCCCAGAATCGGTTAAGAAAAAGATAAAAAATTTGTAAAAAATATATCCCCTCTTTCTAAATACAAGAAAGGGAGGATTTTTATATGGCCAATCCAGCACTAGCAGGAAAACAATATGAGATTACCCTTAGGAATAAATTAAAATCAGTTTTTAAAAATATTCCAAAAAATGCTGGATTTGGAAGTGGTCCAGACCTAACTATACCTTCTGCTACTAATCCAGGGCAGGCACTTTTGGTTGAAGCAAAAACAACCACACAGTCTGACTTTGGACAGAAGGCAATAACTTTTAATGGAACTTCTTGGGTGGCAAAATTTGATGGAACAGAACCACAATCAATAGTTAGTTTGTATAATTATCTCTATTCGCAATATGATGTAGATAGAAAAATACAACAAGCTTGGGGATTACCAGGAAATAAGTTGTCTGCGACTGAATTACAAGAAATTGTTAATAATCAAAATCTTGCTAAGATTTTATATTACGAAAAACTTTTAACTGAAAAGACTGGAAGTTCAAATCCATTCCCACAAACAACAATAGCATCTGGACCAGACATCGTTTCTAAAATCATATTTTATTATAATAGTAAGGGTATAAATTATATACAGATAAAAAATGAAGGATTTTATATTCTTGGTAGTGATAAAATGGGTTTGAATTCAAAACTTCCAATTGATATTCCAAGATTTGCTCCATCGTCTGCTAGTTTAGTTATTAGAGGTAAAACAAGTAATAGTAATGGAACATTTAGACCAACATTAACATTAAAAAGTGATGGTGTTGCGAGAAGTAATTTTTCATTAGATGATGCTAATGATTTAAGATTACTTTATAGCAGTTTCTAGTCAATAAATAACTAAAAATACCATATAAATGAAAAGTTTTGCTAGATTTATTAAAGAAGCAGTAGAAACACTTGCGTCTACTGAAGCAAAGAATCGCGGACTTAAAGGAGATGGTCATGGTGATTGGTATGATAATCAAGGAAATCTTGTAGCAAAAACTGTAGGTGGAAAGTTAAAATATTTTGGTCAAGGTGGTGCTGATGTTCAACAGCAACAAGGAGAAAAGAAAGAGGCAGGAGCACAACAGCAACAAAAGGTAGCACCACAACAACAAGCAGCACAGCAACAGCAACCAGAAGCAGAGCAGGTTAATGGTGTTGCGATTGTGATTGGAAGATTCAATCCTCCATCTAAAAATCACGGAGCATTATTGAAAGCAGGATATTCACAGGCAACTAGAAGAAAATTTGAGTTTAGAGTTTATCCAAGTCGTATTGAAGATGGAGCAACAAATCCACTCAATCCAGGATTAAAGATTTCTTATCTACAATCTATGTTCCCAGAGTATGCGGATTATATTGTAGATAGTAATAAAGCAAAAACTATATTTGATGTTTTGGGTTCTGTGTATAATGATGGATATACTGATGTTGTTATTGTAACGGGACAAGACAGACTTGGTGAATTTCAAAGTTTAGTTCATAAAGGAGACGGACAACAATATCAGTTTAATAATATTGAGGTAGTTCCGTCTGGTGTGAAGGACCCTGATAGTGATGTTGAAAGTCCTGGTTCTTCTGCGATGATGAGAACAGCAGCAGCAATGGGAGATTACGAAAGATTTGCTACTGGTCTTCCAGCAAACATGGATACCGCAGAGAAACAGGAAATGTTTAATACTGTTTCTCGTTCGATGAAAGTAAGTGAAGATACTGAGATTTGGAAGATTGCTCCAGAATTGGATTATGAAGGAATGAGATGGAATTATAAGAAGAATGGATTATTTGATGTTGGTGCTTTGGTAGAAAACTTAAATAGTGGATTGGTTGGAAGAATTCTTCGTAGAGGAGCAAATCATTTAATTTGTGTAACGAAAGAAGGTGTGATGTTTAAGAGTTGGTTGAAAGACGTTCGTGAACTTTACGAATAAGATAAATACAAGTAAGAAAAGAAGTATCTAAGCAAAATGAGACCTTGGAACGAAATCATAAAAGAAAAAAAAGAAGGAACAAGGATAATGATTGAAGAACAATATAATACATTTCAACTTTGGGTAAATAATCTTTTAGATGAAGGATATGACCTTTCTGATTACACTTTAGATGAAGTCTATGATATTTACGAAAGATATTATGGACCAAATGAAAAATTACCAAGTGGTAAAACACCAAGTCAAAAAAATAAAAAGAAAGCTAAGAAATTTCAACAATCTGGTGAAATGCATGGAACTGAAACTGGTCCTGAAAGGGCAGATAGAATGCGTAAAACTTTTAAGGGAGCTGTTGAGTTAAGAAAAACACAAAACGAAAAATCAAAAAAAGAACCATATGGACCAGGTAATCCTTCTTTTGATTTAGCAGTAAAAAGGGAGAAAAGAAAAAGAAAACAACTTAAATTCTCGATGGAACAAGCTAAAAAAAATGCTGAGGAAAAGAAAAAGCAGGAATTGGAGAATATTAAAAATAAACCAAAACAAGTTGCGAATGCTGCTCTTTCTGGCATTAAAACACAATCTATTTCACATAAAGATAGTGATGCGACTGCTTATACAAAAACAGTTGGAAATGTGGGATCTTTTTTTGGTGGACTTGCGAAGGCAGGAATTGGTTATGGTATAGCAAGACATCGAGCAAAAAAAGAAGCAGAAGCAGTACAAAATGCTGAAGTGAATAAAATACCAAAGAAGAAACCTAAAAAAAGTGGTCCTTTGGGGGGTAGACCTCCTGCTGGTCCACCAAATATCAAAGAAAAATATTTTGATTGGAGAGATGAATTGCTTACTGAGCAGGGATTGATTTTTGAAGTTGATGATAAAACTGATAATAAAACAGAAAAGAAAAAAATTATTGATGTGATGCGTGGTAAAAATAAAATTGAAATCAACCCAAATATGAAAGAGGAAAAAGACGAAGAAGGTGGAATGGCTCATAATGAACTTGCTACGATGGAAAGAGCAGTCAAAACTCTTCGTAAAAAAATAAAATCTCCAAATCAGCAACTTCCTGCTTGGGTTCAGTCTAAAATCTCAAAAGCAGCAGATTATATTGATACTGTTTCTGATTATATGTCTGGTGAAACTGAACCTGTTAC